CGTCCCCTGAAGATCTGCGTGCCCGCGATCCCAAGATTAAGCAGGGAAGCCAGGATACGCCGGTAGAGAATTCCATCGTTCTGTCATCCGAAATCAAGGAGCACTGTGATGGTATGGTGAATTTTTACCGGCATCTTCTTGATCACAATGTAGCCCCCGAAATTGCTCGGTGTGTTCTGCCTCAGGGGATGTACACGGAGTTCGTGGAAACGGGATCCCTGGCCGCTTATTCTCGTCTCATTCTCCTCAGGACTGATCCAGGAGCCCAGCGGGAAATCCAGGCATACGCTCGTGCGATTATCAATCTTCTTGAACCTCATTTTCCCGTGTCGTGGAAGGCACTTACCGAGATCCCGATCAGTCAATAAAAACGACGAGCAACTTTCCTTTCGTGTGGAAAAACTGCTTTGATGTCCGAAAAGAGCCAGTACGGACAGACAGTAACGTACGACGTGGTCAAGGTTTTACACAACCTTTTAACGCCCTACAGCCACGTGCAGTATGTCAAGACCAAGTACCACGGGAACATGCTGATCATGGACGAGGAAGTGCAGTATTCGACGCTGGACGAGCACAGGTATCACTATCTGCTCACACAACCGCTCTTCACTCAGTGCCGGAATATTCTGATCTTGGGGGGTGGGGACGGGATGGCGGCTCGAAACCTATACAAATCCCCGTACACTTCCAGCATTACAATAGTCGATTGGGACCGCCAGTTCGTAGAATTTGCGAAGACGAACCTCCCGGAGAACTGCGAGTCTCTTCTGAATCCTCGGACAACGTACATCTCCGAAGACGCACTTCAGTTCGTAAGATCGACTGAGAACCGGTACGACGGTATTATCATTGATCTCCCCGATCCCGATGGAGATAGGATGGAGACTCTTTACTTTGATATCCTGGAACAACTCCCGGGGATCCTGAACCCTAATGGTATCATCTCCGTACATGTGGGTCCTGTGTCACTGTCTGAGAATCACCCGAACTGGGTGTTCATCAAAGAGTGTAAGCATCTCATGAAGCAACTGTTTCATACCGAACCGGTGTTCGATACAGTGTATGTTCCCACCTTTTCGCACGAGTGGGGATTCTTGGCATGTTATACGGGTCTATCCAGAAAATTCGATCGGTTCAGGATTGAGAACGATGTTTACGATATGTTCAAGAAACTCTGAGGAGTTCACACATATCCGTTGCGGTCAGCAGCGGCCTGGCGAGCAGCGGCCGCGGCCTCGCTTGAGGCAGCACCGTACACCATCGCCGATCCCACGGTCTGATTTCCTCCGCGGTGTCCCCGGCGGTGACGGCCTCCCTTCTTCGTGTGCCGGCGGCGACGTCCGCCAAATCCGACAGGCTCAGATCCGCTCTCCGAGAAGGTTCCGTTGACACCCACGGCCGTGTCGGGGGCGACGGACGGCTCGGCATACGGCAGCTCGGCAGGCTTGCCGTCCGTGGAAGGAGCAAACGCACCTCCACGGCGAGAACGGCGGCGGCGTCCGCCCTTGAGCTCCGACGGTCCCTGATACGTGGCATCCGACATCGCAGGGAAACGCGACATTCCATCGGGGAGGTCAGAGCCAGTGTACGGGCCACCCGTGAATCCGTATGCGGTTCCACCCATCATCTTGCCCTTGCCCTTGCGGGTTCCACGACGACGACCGCCCATCGGTCCCATCTGTCCCATCAGCGTCCCGCCCTTCTTGTAAGTCTTCTTTGCTGCCTTCATCGCATCCCCCAGCGACATACCCGGCTTCTTTGCAGCCATAACGGCTTTTAACCATGCAGAGCGTCCACCTTCCATGTGTATTTGTTTCCTTAGTTAGACTTTATTGTGTAGTCGTACATTGGCGACTTGATCTGCTTCGGCTGGAATGAGACGTCAGCACTCTGGGGCTTCGGGTCGGGGTACGTTGTGGGCTTGTAACGCAGCGGGTCGGGCTTGATTCCAAACGAGCTGTCCGAGAACGTTCCAGTATAGAGTTCCATAGCGTTGTCCAGGCTGCCCCAGCACATAGCGACCCACTGACATCCGTACGAAAAGCATATTTCCGCATTTCCATTGGTAATCGCACTTGTCTTCATGTCGGGAACCACAAGCGTAATATTACGCTTGTTGAATTCGATCAGCTCATCGCTATCAAACGTCTGTGACGCCTGAGTGTACGTCATACGCCTCAACTGCGAAGAGACCCAGGACATATTCACCAGCTCGTCCATTCCGTTGCCCTTGATGTTTTCTCCGCTCACGATGACGAGCTTGCCCATCAAATTACAAATAGGCTCAACTCCTAAGTTCTTGCGTTGGTAAGAGTATTCGGAGTTCAGCATGTTTTTACGGAGGGTGTTCTTCATCGTGTCGGCACACTGAGTCAGTATAGCGTTGTCGGACGTGTGGAATACCAGAGACAGAATGAAGGGATTGTTGTACCCCGGTGTCACCGCACTGTTGAATGCAGAATTGGCGATGGTTACGCAGCAGTCTTCGAACGAGAGAGTGTTGTACGTGGTCATCTTCAGAGTCTTCGCATCGGCCAGACCAACAACTGGCTTCTTGTCGACGGCGTAGACGTCCAACTCAATGACACGAGCACCGCCCTTGACAACCTTGGTGATGGCGTCGGTCACAATGTACGTGTTGATCGTGTTTCCGGGAATGATAGTGTACCCGCTACTGGACACGTAGTAATCTCCCAGCGTATTTTTGTTCGGGCACCCGAGTGGCTCGGCTTTTGTGAGTTCAGAGTATACCGTGAGAGCCTGAGTGACCGATGCATCAGGAGGGGGGATGTTGCTCATACGAACGTAGGCTCCAATTGCTAGTCCTACACCAAGGAATGCAACCGAAATGCATACAATGACCCATAATAACTGAGTGGTGTCCATATTATTTCTTACTACGATGTTGTTTATATTTGAAAAACAGAGGACGCATCATCATCACTACATCATCTGGAACCTGTTCGTCCATCGGGATTTCAAAGAGGCAGCAATGGAGGAAGTATATGCAGTACATTCCGCACTGGGCGTCCTTGTACTGGTGCCGCAGGGCGTTGTACGAGAGAACGGTAGGCTCCGGGAACTTTTTCAAATCGTCTAGCTGTTCCTTCCACCGCTGCATCAGGCGGGATACCTCCTTCTCGGGTTTCTGGGCATACGAGTCAAAATACGTCATCCGCGGATGTTTCAGATGGTCGCGGAAATCGCAGAATGCCGCGATCCAGTGCTCCCCCGGTCCGTCGCTGGGGTCTGTGTTAAACACAATACCTACACGGCGGTACCCCTTCTTGTGAAGCTCGGAAATCTTCATACTGCAGAGGGAAGACACTAGACACTTTCCCGTTTCGTTGTGAAGATCGAAATCAATGGGGACCGAACCCGTGTAGTAGTAATCGGGGATCAGTTTCATGTATTCCTTCTGCGATACGTCAATGTCGTCGGACGACAGCCACTCGGTTCCGCTGGACGCCCAGCTGTCGGGGGCCACAGGTTTTTTGACCAGAGCGTGGACAATACATTCTGGGGTTCCCGCCTTGCACGCATCCTTCATCCGCCGAGTAATTTCCTGCCACATATCATCCCCGGCCTTGACTGGTTTTTCACGAGGGTGTTCCTTATTGTAAGCTAGACGCAGCTTCTCCACTTCCCGTGGGTCCATTATTCAAAACGGATAAGAAACTATACAGCTAGGAAAAGGCATACCCAGGATGGATCAGCGTGACCTTGTCCGTGCCGTGCGTAAGTACCGCAATCTCGATGATGAACTGAAGGAGCTCAATGCCAAAGTCTACAAGCTCCGCGAGGACAAGAAGTTCGTGGAGAACGAGATGAGCGATATCCTTCGTCGTGCCAATTTCCAGAACCTCCACAAGCTCGAGATCCAGGATGACGGCTCGTACATCAAGATCCAGCGTCCCGAGACGTGGAGTAAACCTTGGTCTCTGTCGCAGAAGGAGCTCAAGGATCTTCTTAGCAGTTACACCGGTCCTATCTCTGACCTGTTTCGCTGGATTGTTGAGCGTAAGAAGCAGGATATGGTCTCGAAGGAGTTTGCGTTTAAGCGTTTGATGGCAGTAGATAACAATGACGGCGAAGGAGGTACTGATGGAGAGGGTGGGCGAGTGGGTGCACACATCCTCCCATGAAGAGGAACTGCGTGATCTCTTTTTAGAATTGGAGGAAGCCCTTTGTAAAATGGACTTACTGCGAGCGGATTATAAGAAGTACAAAACACTCCACTTCGCCGAGTTCTGTGCGGAGATTTACAGCCTCACGAATGAATAATCTTATGAGCAGTCATTCGCGTCATGTTCCTTACTGCCAGCTGTATGCTGACCGTTGTCCTTTTTGTAATTTGATCGTCCGTGAACAGACAGACGCATACCCGGGTATGATCGAAGAGTTGTTTCGGCCTATTGTCAGCCGGTTCTGGAAGCGGTGGGATTT